TTTGTTGCTGGACAAGAATCTATAAATGCACCAGCAGGATGTTTGTTTATTAGAGGTATACAAGTTTATGATACAAACGGATCAGCTATTACGGGAGCTAACAGATGGCTAGAAAAAAAAGATATGTCTTATCTTCAAGAGTATCAAGATATTACAGGAACATCAGCAGCTCAAGGTCAACCTAAATATTATGCTGCATTTGGAGGTGCAACTGGTAACACAGATACTACATCGGGTAGAATATTTGTAGCCCCAACACCAAATACCACATACAGATTTAGAGTGCATTTTAATAAAATGCCTAATCTTTTAGAAAATGATGACACTAATTATATCAGTCTTAATTTTCCAAACGGACTATTATATTGCTGTTTATCAGAAGCATATGGCTTTTTAAAAGGTCCAATAGATATGTTGACACTTTACGAAAATAAATATAAACAAGAAGTACAGAAGTTTGCTAATGAACAAGTTGGCAGAAGACGAAGAGATGACTACACAGATGGCGCTGTTCGTATTCCAGTAAACTCAGCAAACCCGTAGGAGAATAAATTATGGCGATATCATCAGCAATATGTTCAAGCTTTAAACAAGAGCTTTTACAAGGTAAACACAATTTTAGTTCATCAGGTGGACATACTTTTAAATTAGCTTTATTTACTAGCTCTGCATCTTTAGGTGCAGCTACTACAGACTATTCAACATCTAATGAAATTTCAAATACATCTGGATCTGCATACACTGCAGGTGGAGCAACTCTAACTAATACTGGAGTAGGATTAACTAGCACAACTGCTTTTACAGATTTTAGTGATGTAACATATTCATCTGCATCTTTTACAGCAAATGGTGCAATGATTTATAATACTACAACAGCTGGTGGATCAGGAACAACTGATGCTGTTGCAATCATAGCTTTCGGTGGAGACAAGACAGCTAGTAATGGAACTTTTAAAATAGAGTTTCCAGCAAATAATTCTTCAGCAGCAATAATCAGATTAGCGTAGGAGGTCGACCATGTCGACAACTTCAGGATGGGGCAGGTTCACCTGGGGCCAAGCTAATTGGAATGCAGATACAACTTTTAAAACAGGTTGGGGTGCTCAACAATGGAGTGGTGATGGTGGTTGGGGAGATCTTTCTGATCAAACTGTTTCTGTTTCTCTAACAGGTATACAAATAACATCTAGTATTGGTTCAGTCGATGTACCAGATCAAGTAATAACACCAACTGGTTTAGAATCTACTTTTTCACAAGGTGAAGCTTTTGTACCTGTTGTCATAGACGATACATTATCTATTACGTCTTCTATTGGTTCAGTGTCCGTGGTTGACATGCAAGTAGGACTAACGGGTCAAGAGGCAACATTTGCTACTTCTAATGTAGAAGTCAATGACATGACCATTGGATTGACTGGTCAAGACATGACATTAAGTCAAGGAACAGCAAAAGCACCAAACGAAACTGCAATTTTGTCTGGTGTAACAGCAACATTAAGTCAAGGAACTGCACAAGGTATTTCATCTCAAGAAGCAGCATTAACAGGTATAGAATTTACAGCTAATGTTGGAACGGTGGTTATACCAAATGATGTCGTTCAACCATCAGGATTAGAGGCTACATTTAGTCAAGGGTCTATTATAGGATTAGGTGGTGCATTAGTGCAGCCAACAGCCCTAACTATAACAACTAGTGTGGGATCACTAACAGTAGAAGAAGGTTTAGGATTAACTGGTCAGTCTTTTAATGCTAATGTTGGATCAATTTCAATAACAGATATTACAGTAGGATTGACAGGACAGTCTGCATCGTTTAATATTGGGTCCGTAGATATATTTGCTTATGGAGATATT